CTCAAGCATATGCTCAAGAAGTGCAGGTATGGCTGTCTTTCTATTCAAGAATGGAGTGAGGGTTGTTTTAGCACCCTGATCATCAGCGTTTACAAGAAGACCCTCGTTGAGATTATTAATTGTATTGGATAGATACTTGACTATCTTCTGCCTCTCAGCCACTAGGTTTCCAATCTGCTGCACAACATTAAGTGCAGATACTGCTGATACGTTTGGTATTCTGTAATCCGTTCTCTCATTGGAAAGAAGCTCAGCTGAGGTTGGAGCCTTGTAGCCCTTATTCTTTTGAAGCCTATCTCTAATAAGCTTTACCCTTGAGTCATTGTCAACAGTAGCAATATCTGACACAAAGTTCTGCTTAGTAGTAAGGGCAACTCTAGCCTTAATGTCAAATGCCCTTGTAACGGATGCCTGGCCCTGAATCAATTCAAGCTGCTGAATGCTTGGATTTCTCTCTTCTTCTCTAAGCTCAGGATTTGCCTGTGCATCAATGAGTGAAAGGAATTCCCCATCAACCCTGCCGGTGTCTGGATCCGTCAAGAATACAAAGTTAGGACCACCGGACTGAACAGCAGAGGTACCAGAGTTAATTGCTTTCTTAATAGCTTCGTCAGTTCCAGGGCCATCACCGTCAAGGATTCCAATCGTAACCGCTCTAAGACGAATCTCGTCCTCAATAATCTCTAGCCTATCAGTCATTTGCTTAGACTGATTGAAGAGAAGTGTCTCAAGGAAGTCAGGAAATACCTTAACACCCGTCTCATCTCTCTCCTTGAACATCTTGTAGAAGACAGATGATGGAACTCTATTGTAAAGAGGAGGGCGAACTCTAATATGACCCTGAGAATCTGCGAACACCTCAAGGCCGATAATCTTTGCAACCTCTTGAATCTGGTCATCAACGGTTATGTACTCGGAGTTGAATAACTCAAGCGAACCGTCAATGCGTCTCTCGAACGCTTGAATGTCAAGGTTCTTGTCGTACTGGTCGTCTACAATAAGAAGGTTGTTATCATTATTGCCTTTCACCTTCCACAGGCGTCTCAGGGTAAGGGCGTTCATCCTCTTACGCATCTCTGTTCTGGCAAGTATTCTATCTTCTTTAGTAAGAGTATTTGAACCATCATTCTCATCAAAACCTGGCTCGAAAGAGATATCATCACCAATAAGAGTGATTGAGCCCTGAGGTTTAGATGTGAACATTTTAGACTGTGCATCAACGAAAGCGTCGGTCCTTTTCGTAATCTCAGTAGAGAGCCTTGCAATCTCATCCATAGAACCGTCGAGAGTTTCTGTATCTCCAACCTCAGAGATGTTCTCCTTTCTAAGAGCAACAGTGTCCATAAGAGCCGCTCTCCTTCTCTGCAGATCCTGGATGCCATCCTGAGCGCGAGTCAGGTCTGCTTGACCCTCATTCAAGAATGCAAATGCCTTTTCGTTTACAGATAGAGACTTGAATGGAACAAAGTTACCCCACTGAACATTACGCTCAGAGAGCTCAGAGAGATCATTCAAGAGACCGCTAAGATATGAAGCTGTTGCATCTTGGTTCTCTGTAGGGGAGAATCCTAGAACAGAAGAGTCGTTCTGCTTAGCTGCCTTAATGAAAGCATTATAGTTATACGGAACGCCCGCAATAAGTAGAGATAGAACGTTCATCACATCCTGTCCCGCAAAAGGAGAGGCTGTCATCTTAACGGTTGCATCTGACCTGTTCCTTGCTGATGCATCAGCTCTATCATCAAATAGGTACGTACCAATACCCTGCTTCCATCTGTACACAAAGCCCTCGCCATCAGCAAGCACTCTTCTAAGCCTGCCGAACACAACCTCATCCTTCTTTGTATTGTAAAGGACTTGGTTTGCGCTCTGGCCTTTGAAGTCAGTCGATGAGAATTTCAACGCTCTGGTTTCTAGAAGCTCTTGGTTCTCTGGCAGGAGTGGTGGCAACTCTCCCTCTGCAATGTTGTTGAGAGGCTTACCGGTAGCAGCATCAAAAGAAACATTGAATGGAGTTAGCGGATCGTAAAGGTTAGAGTTGAATACAACAACTGAAGGCTTTACGTTTACCTGAGACTTGTTGAAGTAACCGGTATTGTCTTCGCAGTCAACTGAGAGAGTATACTTACCGCCATCGTACTTCTGGGTAACATTCTTAACTATGCCAACAAAGACAGCAGTACCAGCTGACGATGATGTGAATGAATTCCTGAACATTCTCCAAAGCCATGTTGGAAACTCTTTTCCAACAATGTATGATTTCTCAATCTCATCAGGAGAAGTCTTAGTACCAGATAAGTCAGAAAGAGAGTTGTTGATGTTTCTAACGAGGTTGTTAATCTTTTGCCCAACCTGAAATTCTCCAGTCCCCTGGAATCCTGGAAATCCTTCTGTTAGTTTTGTGTCCTCAACAGTTCTCGTAGTCATAAACACATTTACGATATCCATATGGTTTATGATAGACTTGCCTTTAAACATTAGGCGCATCTTATTACGAGCATAGTTAACGCTCTGGTTGAAGTCTTTTATCTGAGACTGTGTTGTGTTCTGCATTCCAAGCAGCAAGAAGATGTTTGAAATGATAGCCTTAAAAAGCCTTTCCTCATCCTCATTGAACCCATCAGCGCCCTCGGTCTCTTTATCATCAAGTATTACAGAGCCTCCAATACCAACAAGACCAGAGTTGTAATCGAAGTTTACCTCTCGACCCTCAGCCTCTCTAATGGCTCGTACACGCTTAGATATGATTGACTGAGCGGATATCACAAAGCGAATAGGAGATACAGCTCTAGCTGACCTGATCACATTCAGCCTGGCCTTATCATCATCGATAAGCTGACGCAGCTCTGTCTCGGCAAGCCTTGTGAAAGGATTGTTCTTGAACATATTCTGAGAATCGGTTATCGCTTGATCGATATCCTTATTGGTGATTCTCATTATTTTGTACGGGTCTTCCAAAGTGAACTGACAAGAGCCGCCGCCAAACTCAGTAGATACCTTTGTAGTAAGGTTTGTCATGGTGGTAAGCTCCATGACACCAGTACCCTCTCCTAAGTCACCGGCATAAACCTGATCGTTATCGGTCACCCATGTGCTGAAGTTTGTTGACTGAGAAAACTTTGTAGCCTTTCTCAAGTCATCAAGAGCAGAACGTGTCTTTGGGTCGATGAAGTTGAACCCAGCTTGCTCAAGGTTTGAGATATCTGTAAGAACAGTAGGGATAAGAGCTGTATTGAACTGACCTGTCTCAAGTGTCACTCGTTCTATCTTTGATAGGCGCTCATAGATAGCCAAAAGCTTACACTTATTCTGAAACAGCTTCTTTGCTGACCTAATGAATAGCCTTTCCTGGTCCTCCATGAGTTCCAGTCTAGAGTTTTCAATAAGCGAAGAGAACATCCTCTTCTTAATTATAAGGGTAACCTCAGGCTCCTGAAAGAGAATCTCGCGCTGTCTAGGTCTGATGTTGTTGATTAGACCATCTTCGATGTATGTTCTTTCAGCTGTTTGGTCGAATTTGTTCGCAAAATCGCCTAGAAGACCAAAGTTCTGAACTCGGTCCCCATTTGCATCCAATGATGATACTGAGTTTTCACCAAAAGAATACTGTTCATTAATTACATTTCCAAGATCTGACAGGAAAGCCATTCTTACCCTTTATTCTTAAATACCCGTTGTATTTATGCCTACATCACCAATATATCCATTCGCAGACAAAAGCCTATCATTAGCTGATGTTGTTCTCTCAACCACTTGCCTATTAGGTTCAAATGTCTGACCCGGAGCCAAATCCGAGTAAGAGTAGGAAGTTCCAAGCGTTGGGTCGGAGTTTGATGGACCAGATGTTGGTGAACGATGCCAAGGGAAGAAGTTTGTCCTGAACCCTCTCTTTTGTGTTGCAATAAATGTCATCGCATAGTCAAACAGACCAATGTTCTGAGAAGACTCTGTTAGGTTGAAGTCTTTGAAGTAACCTCTGTACGTCCAACCTGACCAATACATCTCAACTGAGAATGCAAGAGATGCAAGTGTTGGCCTAGGGCGTGTTGGGTTAACTGAGCCTGACTCAAGAGAGTTCACAACCTGATCTGCAAATGAATCTCCAATACCTGATGCAAAACCACCCAAGGCATCTCCAATTGACTGAGGAGCGTTTCCAAGAAGTGATGTGCTGTCCTGAGCTGAGTCAAGTGACGCAGCAAAAGCTAGAGCAAAAGGATCGAATGCGACCTGCTCTGCCCTATAGATATCGTAAAGAACATTGATGCCTTCAATTCCTGAAGAGCCTGTTGTACCGGAGATAGAAAGAACAGTCTTCTCTTCACCCCAGTACTGCATCACATATCCACCCTTTGTTCTGGTGTCCGATATGATCTTTGAATCTTTGTACTGGATATTCTGAGGGTTGATGTACATATCAACAATTCCAGTCTCCGGAACGAACCAACTCACCATATTTCTGGTATGAGTAGCAATCCTATTAGCAGGGACCTTATTCTGTCTAGATCCATCTCCTGATGAGGTCGGTGGCTTCCTATTACGAGATAGTGCATCCGTAATTGCGCCTGTTGCATTTAATGGTTGAATTGGCATAATATAATGTGTTTTTATTGGTTTAGACTATTAAGAACCAGAGACCATGCCCCCAGGCTCCCTTTCAGATCTGGCCTTTTCTTTCCTGGATAAATCTTCTAGAGTTGTTGCGAAATCTCTTCTTACGATGATGTTTCTTTCCTCATCAGTAAGAACAACCTCCATCTCTATCTTGCCACCAAGCATCTGCTGCTGACTTTGGCCACTCATCGCTGAGCCAGCTCCATCAGTCCTTGCAATAGCTCTCTGCATTTCATTTCCTCCAGAGGAAACCATATCCATGCCAGACCTTACAACCCCGCCAATAGTTCTTTTAACTTTATCAGCAGCACCACCAACTTCACGCATTCCTCTACCCATTGTTTGAACAAGAGCTGTTTCTGGTACAACTTGCTCAAGTGCTCCGGTTCTGATGTCACCAGCAGTGCTAATGCCTGTATTTGTTCCGTCCACAGATGTAACGTTACCACCCATGCGGGTCATCCTTGCAACATCTTCTTGATTGAAATTTCTCTCTACAAAGTTCGCTGCAGCTATTGAGTTAGCTCTTGTAAGAGCACCCTGTTGATTAGCCATCAGCAACAGCGTGGTATTCATTCTTGCTGATAGAGCATTGCCTGTCTCCAGTAACGCGCTCTGGTCTCTCTGAATCTCCTCCTGCCTTTGCTGTGGAGACTTCAAATCCTCTGCAAGCTTATCAAAGGCACCGTCCTTCATTGCCTGAAGAATCTTGGTAGCCTCTGTCATATTAGAAGCAACACCAAGCTTCTGAAGGAACTGAGTCTGCTTGTAAAGCTCCTGAGCCAGACCCTGATTGGTTGGATCGTTTTGAGTATCTTCAAGGGTAACAATCTCATCGATACCCATGTTCTGGAAAGCCTCACCAGCCTTAGAAAGAATCTGAGCAAGACCTTCTCCTGACTCATCCTGCTTGAGAGCCTCAATCTCCATAACGCCAGCAAGACCACCTGGACCACCAGACATCTGAGATATGAATGCAGCTTGGCCCTCATTCAATCCGGTCATGTTCTGCATTGTGCCAGAAAGAAGGTCACCAACGGCTCTTGCACCCATACCGTTATCCTTCATCACTTTACCAAGTGACTCCATAACGAGGATAGCTGACTTGGTTTTATCACCAAGGATACCCATGCCTTGAGTCGCAGAGTCAATAAAGGAAAGCATGATATCTCTATTGATACCAACTTCCTTACCAACCCTATTCATCATAATAAGGTTATCATTGGTCTGCTCTATAGATGTACCCCAAGCAAACATCGCATCACGCTGTCTTTCAACAACCTTCATCTGATCCATGCCGAGGCCTCTGGCAAGCATAACGCTCTGAACCATTCCGTCCATTCTTTCACCAGCACCATCAGACGCATCAGCGATAGCATTCAATGCTCCAGGCATTTGTCCATAAACGGCAAGCAACTCTTGAACCTGCTCAGGTGCAAGTAGCGCCTTCTTACCAACCTCTTCAAGCCTCGTTGACATGCTAGCCATTGCTACGTTAAACTGATCCATATCAATAGCAGCAGATTCAACACCAGAACCAAGTTCACCCATGATTCCAGCAGTTGATGCGGACTCTTGAAGAAGAGAGTAGAAGCCCATCCTGGCCTGTTGTGCAGACTCTCCAAGTCTCATAAGCTCCTGTACACCAGCAGGCATAGAGCTTATAAGGGTATTCATAGACTTATTTACATCAGTAGATGCACCTGAGCCAATTTTACCAAACGTCTCAAAAGCAATCATGCCCTCAGTCATCTTAGGCATGAGAACAGTACCAATTACGGCTGCGGTTTCAGCAAGCCTTCCACTAGACTCTCTGTTAGCTTCAGAAGCTGCAGCTGCATATGTCTCTACGGACTTTTGTATACTGCCATAGGCGTCCTTAATTGTCCTTTCGGTAACGCCAGTCATGCCAATGAGCTTGCCAAGCTCAGACGCAGACCTAGATATGCTGTCAGCCATCTTATTAAAGATGTCTGTGGGTATCTTACCTCTCAAAGACTCCAGGGCATCGCCAGCATCCATGCCCCTATCTTTGAGCTTTTCCAGCATTTCCTGAGCTTTTTGTAGTGTAATAAGATCGTCAGCCATTTAGTAACCTGCGCCTGCGCCTGTGAGGGGCCTGTCCCCCTTCTTCTATGCGATCTAATGCAGTTGGAGCAGGTTGAGACTGTACATAATCCCAAGAACTTTCAAGCTCTTCATCAGAAAGCTGGTAGTCAGGACCCTTAGACATTTGCTTAGCCATTTCAGGATTATAGAATGCACCATTAAGAATCGCATGATCCTTAAGAATTTCTATTTGCACATTCTGCTTGTTAACCCAAGCATGAAATAGCCATAGCTTATCCATGGGCTCCATGTTCTCAAAGAAAGGATCCGATGGTGGCTTCTGAAAGGTCTCACACAGGTACAATAAGAACCTGTGGTCATCGTCCTTAACTACTTTTGGAGACCGCTTCAGCTACCTCTCTGATGGCCTCAGGTGACTCAAGCGAATACTTGGACCTTGACTCTTCGTCCAACTTTTCGAACTTAGAGAATAGATAAAGCGAAATGTTATCGTCCAGCTCTTTTACGAAAGACTCTCTTACAAGGAATCTATCTTCTTCTGGATAGTTAACACATCCAAGAATGTAATCTAATGACTTACCTTCAACCCCAGAAATAGCGTAAGCCAGTACGGTATCTCTCATGCTGTGAAGGTTATCATGATTTCTATTAGCAATAAACTTATCTAGAGCCTGAATGACGTGCCTTCTCTCTTTTGACTTTAAAGTAGTGAGAGTAAAAACAGTGGCTCCATGATCTGAATGAATGGGTACATCTACAGACTTCCTGCCAATACCAAGAAGAACCTCAACTGCCGATTTATCAACACGACCTTGAACATCACGTTCGGCTTGCATCTGTCCAAGCACCTGCTGCCTGTGCGCCATAGCCTCTTCATAAGAACCATGGTGAACTGGCTGAGCTGTTTGCACAGGACGCTGCACAGGCTGCTGTGGTTCCTGTATAGGCTGCTGTGGAGGCAACTGTGATGCTGGTGGTGCTACTGGGTCCGTTGCATTGAATACAATTGGGCCTTGATTCGCTGGGGGCTGTGGTGCTCCCATTGAACCCATTGAACCCATAGACGCAGGACGCCCCGCACCGCTCTCGTCTGGGACGGAGAAGTGTCGGGGCTGTGGACCGTTTACATTTGAACTTCCTAGTGGAGAATTTATCTTAGCCAATCTTACCTCTTACAATGAATTGCAGTATTGTACTAAGATATATATCAGGAATTTAGCTGATTTCTCCTTAAGCAGTCTCAATTGCGAGCAATAGACCAGCGCCGTCAATAGCGCCTCTGCGGTCTCCCTTATCAGCTGCCAACTCGAATGCGTTAACTGGGCCGATTGGAAGGTCTCTACCGCCTGCTGCTCCTGGAACTGCGTTATTAGAAGCTCCGAGAGTTGTAAAGATTGTCTCTGCTGTGAGGTTCATAGTCTCTGCGATTACGAAATCCTGAGACTTGTATTCATATGAAATCTGATTAATCCAGCAGTTCTTGATGGTAGTCACAAGAGTAGAAGAAGGATCATCGCCAGCAAAGATATCCTTGATAACAACGTCGAACGGGATACGCTGTGAGTGTGCATGAATGTAGCCACGGGAGAAAGCCGATGCAACTCTAAGGTTATCGAAACGAGTTCTAGTGCAGTTCAGAGTAATGTTCGTTGACTGGTTTGGAACCGAGTCAATGTGGCCATCAGTACCAACTTCATCGATGGTCTGAATGTTTCTCTGCTCCTGAACCTGAAGTGTCTGTATAGCGCCAACTGCATTACCATCAACTTCAACGATAATATTGGTGCTTACAGCCGTACCTGTACGATTTCTCCCCGACTCTGCCGTAGTAATACTGCCTGTATTTGGTGCTACCATTGTTTAATCCTATATCCTGTTAATCCAATTTTATACAGTTTAATGCCTATCTGGGGCCGCTCTCACGGCCCCAGCTTTATTAGATGACTCCGATTCCGAGCCTAATGAAGATCCAGTTGACTGGGAACGTTGGCTGTACTGCTACTCTGATGTTCCACTGACGTGGCTCAACTGGGTCTCTTTCAACCGTTAGGTCCCTGAAGTCTGTGATTAGCCTTCTTGAAAGGAAGCTCTGCATCATTGCTGTTGCACGAGCAAAGAGTGTCTGCTGGAAGGTTGGAGTCTCTGCCTTGCCAATGAATGGGTCGAATGCAGTTCTCATATCCTTAGCAATCCTGTCTCTGATGAAGACAACTGACATTTCCTCTTCCTCTGGAAGAAGTGAGTCTGTTGTTGTCTTACCGAAGATAACAAGACCGCCACCAGAAAGTGGTCTAAGCATTGCAATACCAGCCGCTGTAACATTCTCCTCAATGATTGGGGAGAAGAGCTTGTCTCTGGTAAGAGTAAAGCCGCCAAGTGTCTTGTTTGTGAGTGGCTCCTGAATAAGGTCTCTACCACCGAACCAACCAGCTGCAGCTGCTGCCATGAAGAAGCCGTCTGCCTGAACTCTGTCAGCGCCAGTCTGAACGATTACCTCATCTGGGTAGAAGTAGAAGACACGGAAAGAATCTCCGTAGTTATTCTGAACACCGTAATCTGTAAGGTCCTCAATATCTCCTGAAAGAATCTCAGAAACATCATCGCCCTGAATGCCCTCAAGAACACCGATGTCCTCAACAGCTGCAGGCTCTGTGCCGATAACATTCTCAGGTGTAAGGCCTCTGATTGCGCCAATCATAAGAACACGCTCACGCTTGTTCTTAATTCCGGACATGGTTTCAACGTGCGCCTTACCGTTGGAGAAGATTGCTGAGATTGTCTGAGATGGAAGTGGAACAACCATATCAACCTCAATTCTCTCCGCAGCGTCGTATGCTGAAATCCAGCCTACATCGAAGAAGTCTGCATCCCTTGTATCAACAAGCGTGCAGCGAAGTGACTCGCCAAGTGAAAGTGCAAGGTCATCTGTGAAGAGGATTCTTGAGCTTGATGCTGATGAATCTAGAACCTGGAACTCAACACCAGTCTCTGCTGTGAATCCACCTGGGTCAGTGATTGTAACCAATCCGTTTGACACAGAGACAATTGCATATGTTCCATCATTACCAACACCAGAGTTCTCGATCCTTATTGAGCGTGTTGGAGATACATCATCAATACCGAACTGAACAGTCTGAGATGAAAGTGTTGCAGTGGTTGCTCCAGTTACAACAAGCTCACCGTCTGTACCAGACTTCTGAACAGAGTCGTCTTCAATTACTGTATAAGAGAAGTCATAAGCTGCACCGTAAACGAAGCCGAGTGGGTTCGATGTGATTGTTGGGTCGTAGAAAGCAACCTTGTTAGGAAGAATCTGTGACTCAACACCGGTAATTGGGTCTGTTACAAAGAAGTTGATGTTTGAATCAGCATCTGGAGTAACGCCAAGCGGAAGCTCGAATGTAAGCTCTTCAATATCGGACTCGCCGTTTGAAGACTCAACAAGCTGGTAAGACTCTCTGCGTGGAAGCGGTGGAGCACACTGAAGTGCAAACACACCAGGAGTTCCGTTCGCAAATGCAAGCTGAGCACCGAGAGACAGCCTATTGGAAAGAGATGGAGAACCATGTTTCGCAGTAAGCTGATTGATATCTGTAAAGAACTGAGGATCGTTTATGTCGATCTCAGGTATGTAGTTCGCTGTTAGAGATTCGCCAACTCTTAGAGAGCCGCCAGAAACCTCGAATACAAATGAGTCACCTTCAACGAATGCTGTTGAACCTTCAGAAATGGCGAACTGAAGAACACCGTTGTTACGAGTCTGTCCATCTGACTGCCAAGTAATCTGATTACCATAACCATCAAGAACAACACCCGACACCGTTCCTCTAACTACGAACTGTGCATATCCATCAATTGGATTTCCGTAGCCATCACGACGAACAGAGGTAACGCGAGCAGTCCAGGTTTCAGCAGGAGCATTCGGATCTAAAAGAGAAAGATTGGTTACGGTTCCGTTTCCTGTATTAGCACCACCTGGACGGAAGAGCTCTCCACCCTGATCTACAAGAGCTGCTCTTTGAAGCTCAACGCAGTCAGACTGGATATCAACTCTTGCATCATAACGTGAGTCAAAAGGATTGTCATCGATAGGAGACTCAAGAACTCTAAGCTCCACTCCATTCCTAAATAATCTTGTACGATTTGGAATAAGTGGACCGATAGCTTGCTGTCCACCTAGGATGAAGTGTCTACCGTCTGGAGTTCCTGTTAAAGTACAATCTGATCCGATGCCATCATTGCCGTTACCAACAGCAAGGTTAACAATTACTTCTTCACGATTGCCTTCGCCCATCAACACAGCAGTACGTGCTCCAGATGGAACTGCAACACCAGTTGTTAATGATTCAGTTTGTGTGTATACGCCTGGTACGGCGTTTCCTGCACCTGGAAAGTTAGCTGCCATTTAGTCCTCTTTTATTCAAAACCTTTAGAATGCTAATACGGGTTTTTATAACCTACACTTATGTTTTCTTATGTATAGTTTACAATCCTATTTTTTAAGGGGCTTAGAGCCCTTCAAGCTCGTCAATGAGCTGAACTTGGGTATTTATGGTCAAGTTTGGAGATATCACTGGTGGATTCACTCCTAAGTTGCCAAATTCTACGCAAATATTGATAGCGTCCAGCATGGACTCTACTGGTATTTCACGCCTCCATTCCATCCTGACCTCTAAGGAAATGGAGTTTTTATATAATGGCTCTTGCTGTCTATCCTGAGTTTCTGAGGGGCCTGATGAGCTAACATTACGAATAGCCACGCCTGCCCTCAAAAGCTCCTCATATCTAATATCCTGAAGGAGCACCATTACAAAGTTTGTTAGTTCGTCTCTGGACTCAGAATCTCGTGCCCAGATATCAACAGAAACAGACCCCTCCCAAGCTCCTGCAAATACATAATGAGTAGGAGTTGTAAAGAGGCTTTCATTTCCATAACCGTCAATCACCTTTGTGACATCATACTTAACAGTTTCTTTATTTCGGTTTATGGAGATTGGTACATATTTAACCCCGCCCATTTTCACTAATAGAGCAGGATAGAAAATTACGTCATGCCTGAATCTTTCGCCTATGAAGATCCTTGTCGTTTCATCATCATTGAAACCGGCATCAAGAGGTACATCTGTAAGGTCAGGTGTGTAAGGGAATCCGTACTGATCGCTTACATAATGGTAGTAAGAGTCCTTTGCGAACTCGTCTCTCAGGATACCAATGATGATATCCTTCACAACATTGGTGTTCGTATTCTGAACAACGTTGTGAATCTGATTAAGATCAGATCTTGTGAAAGAGCCTGTAGTCATACAGGAATGCCAAATTATCCGCTCCCAGATATAAACAGCCGAACTTTTTTCTTGACTTTAGTTTAACTCCACGCTAGTATACTATTATTCGCTTTCGGGAATTATCCCAGTTCATACAAGATTACAAGGACAATACAATGAAGACCTCAACTCTCTCACTAATCTCAATCATCTCAATCTCTTTCCTCTCTGGCTGCGCTGGAGACACCTTTTCTACCGCAGAAGAAGCCAATGGCTCAGGGTCTAATATGAGAGACGGGTCTGGTGGTGAAGGAGCAGAGACCTTCATGGATAAGACCGGAGGCTCAAACGGTGAGTCTGGTGGATCTTCATCAACTGGTGGCACCGATACTGGGACTGGCGGAAATGGGGGCGACACCTCAACTGGTGGCAGTGATAATACCGGAGGATCTGAAAATACTGGCGGCAGCGGAGGCGGCGAAACCTGCGTTCCAAAAACCTGTGATACTCTCACTGTCATTCTTTCAGGTGACGCCATTCAGCAAGGTGAACCAGGGTCTTCATGCGGAACCCATGAAGATGGATGTGGTAACTTCATCTTCTGCGATGAATGTAATGGTGACAATAGGGAATGTGGCGGTCGTCAAACTCAAAAACTCACTGCTGGTACTGCAGGAAATCCCATGTATACTGAGGGTGTTGCGGGAGTTTGTGGAGGCGGCTGCACAGAGCAGACGGTAAACTCTATTAAGAGCTGGTATTGTCCCGATCATGACAAAGCATATTCATGCTCCCTTTTAATTGAAGAGCCTCAAATTGTACCACCTCCTTCAGATTTCGATGGTATGACATGTACCATCTCTGAATATGGTGATGCTATGTTTTGCTGCAACCTCTAAAGAAAAGGGCAGGGTTAGTACCTGCCCTTTTTTATTAGAAAGTATAATACACTGCTACATTAAAAAATGTTAATCTTGTATTGGCTCCAGCACTCATGTTACTGAAATCAAACTTCAAACGAGTATTTTCTACACTTTGATATAAATCTGTACCAGTAAATGCCTTATTGAATACAACATTTTCACCTACTAAATAATCCTCAAGTACAAATGACTGAGTATCTAGTAAGGTTCCACCTCGATAATAATCGATATCAAGATCTCCATTAGAAAACACTGCATTAGAAACCGTAAACGATCCTTGATAACCGTATATTTTAGCCCCTGGTGGAAGCGCCTCCCACAAATGAAGATCAATTGCAAAGGTAATGTTAGAGCCGGTATTATTCCACTCCATTCTCCAATGCCCAACAGCATCTTGTGCAATACTTGCAAGCTCGTAAGAGGTTGTATTGCCATTTTCCCAAAGAATAGGATCAGAAAAGCTGTCCTTTCTGCCGAAAGATCCTTTCAAACCTAGTCTCCTAGTTTGAACATCATTAATGTTGCCAAAAATATAATCAGCATCTTCTTGAAACGCTGCTGTTGTAATGGTGTTACCGAATGAGTCTGAATCACCTTCATCAAGAAGTGATGAGCTTAAGTAGTTTCCTGTGCAAACAGTTCTAGACCCATTGCCTTCAAGAGCTATGAAGACATTACATACAGTGTCAACTTTGTATAACTTATTGTTAACAACCTGATTTGGCTCATCTGGCGGGCTGCTTGCTGATGATGTATCTATTTCAATTCCAATATTTAGGAATCTCACCGAATTACCAGAGCAATGCGCTCTAGCCTCTACTGCTAGAATACCTGTGAGGTAAGAGGTATCTGCAATCTTTGTTTCCACAGTGTTCTCTGAAATAAATGCATTTGAGCACCCGTCAACAAATATTCCAACATCTCTAAAATCTTCACCAAAATCAGTAGAGAAATCAGTATCATTATACATTACAACATTATTGGAAACCTCAAATCTCTCGACAAGTGTATTACCAAATAATCTAACATAAGAGCATCTGTTTCTGTTTACAGATACTGATTGGTAAGATTGAGAGAAAGCTGTGAAATTAAATCTGCCAAAAATATCGACAGACCCAATGGCCAAAGCCTGATTGTCGCTAACGGATAAATGAGAGTCTTTAACAATAAGTCCATCTCCAACGCCAAGATTGAACCCTATTAACCCATCCTTAATCACATTACCCGAAACTGATGCGTTGAATAAAACCAATCCAGCTGGAGTTACATCAATAGTATTACAAGATAAAACAATACTCTGACCATCCTTTATGGTGTTATCTTTAATGGATAGGTTCGTTAATGACAGGTCAGTAGCAGCCACTCCTATAGCGCAATTCAAGGCATTTGCAGAAGACTCAAAAGTGCAATTGCTAACTGAAACATTCTCTCCAGTTTGAGATGCTGTTGAAGAGTAAAGCGCAACGTATGGCGCTCTCTCTATCGATGAAGAAGAGAATGTACACCCATCAACAGTTACATTTCCTAATAATCCTCCACTTTCAGTTATATTTATGCACGCCAATCCAAGATCCAAATTTGAATTTGGATTAGCTGAAACAACTTCGGCATTATATTCAAATACCAAATCCTCAAACTTAACCCCATGACTTGCAAGGAATCCGTTTTGTGAATTGACAATAATTCGTCCACCATCACCCTTGACAATCAAAGTAGTAGTATCAGTAAACCCAACTAAATCAACCTCCTCATCAATAGTGAAGTCTCCATTAACCTTAACAGTAATGGATGTGGCATCTGAGTTAGAGCAATAAGTCTTAACCGCCTCAAAAGACGTAAAGGAACTTATTCTAGAATCATCTGATATTGTAAAATCTATAGCCGCTGTTTGATTTGATATATTATTTCTAGCATCTGTAACTGAGTTTACTGTAACAGAAGCTATGGTAACATTAGCTACAGCAATTATCGTCAAATCCTTTCTAAAGTTTGTTAGCTCATCAAATGTAACAGATGGTATGTAGTAGTTATCAATATCAGGGAGCCTTCTCGCAAAAAAGTGCTGCTTAGTTAATGTTACAGGTATTGCCTCTAACAAGTCCTTATCATTAACACAAATAGCCCAATTAAGCGTTGTTACATCTCCGCCACCAGTATCCTGAACAATTTCTGGTATAGAAACTGAAGATGCCGACATTGTTGACATATGACCATTCACAAGAGCTATACCGCCATTGAAATCAAGCGTTCCTGGCTGAGATACATTCTCACCCTTGAATGTAAAGCCCTGTTGTAAGGTCAACCTCGGAAACATTTCCAAACTCTCTAAGGTCATTAATATGTGTAACAGAGTTATCTACGAGCACACACCCGGCAAGTCTTAGATTTTCTTGATTTGTTGCAAGAGTATCGAAAACCTCAATATCAACGTACCTCTGATCGGCAGTGGACATAACCAAAGTTCCTGGACGCTGAATCTCTTCAAAGAATTCAATTTCAATGAAGTCAACATCTGTTGAGTCATAGAACCTTGTTGGCACATCCTTTCTAGCTCTAACCACTCTACCGAAATCAGTAATATCATCAGTTCCGGTTACTCTCTTTCCTAAATAACCGTCAAACTCTCCGGTAGTAGTATCATAGTCAGTGACCATGAATCTAACGAATCTGTTTGTTCCAGTAGCTCCATCATCAATAAAGCCCTTGAGCTTTGGTGATACCTCTGTGATTCTGAAACCATTCAGGGTTCCGAGAAGAGATGGAGTCTCTGCCTGGAGAGGAAGCCTTGCTCTTTCATGAGTAAAGGTCTTACCCTCCTCATTCGCAAATACTTCATGATACCTTGAGAAAGGATTAACGTTAATTGTATCAATAACGTTAGCTTGATTAAATCCTACCGAATCCTCTCCAAAGTGAAGTCTTACCTGGAGTGGCGGCGTTGCCGATGCACCAATAGGCGCACCAGAAGCATGGATAGAGTTCACAACAGTGATCGATGTAGTAGCATCCACGCCTGGACAGCAATCAGTAAAGTTAACCTCTTTAATTACAAACCTTCCATAATCAACCTCATTGAATAGAGCGTCTCCTCTATCAATTGCAGGCTGTATAGTAATCGTTTTTCCAGGCTTAAGCTCCGCTCTAGCAAGGTTTCCATTTACCTGATAGGTTGTCTCTACAGTAGTAGCTCCAACTGGCACACGACTTGAAACGTACCCATCCCAGTATGGAGTGGTTGGAGTAGTGAGATATGTTGTAGCAAATGAATCTCTAGAGATTCCGTTAACTGAGTAATTTCTCTTATCAAGAGGGAAGTGTACGACTGTTGGATATGTCGCTGCGGCCAATGCGGAATCATATGAAGACTGGTAATTAATAGATGCAACAGAAGCTTTAGAAAAACCAAATCCAAGAGCGTCTCTTGAGTCTACCGCATCACCTATAACGTTGTTTACATATACACCGGATACTAAAGAACCAGCTGTAAGACTTCCGTTAATGATAGAGAACGCCGCTCCATTAATGGAGTCAGTCATCATGATTCCAAACTCACCATCCTGCTGGTAAGCCATGAATCTATAATTGTAACCACCAGCCCTAAGAGCATTATTGGTAGCATTAACTACTGAATCTATTGTATACTTGCCTGGTGTGATGCCCGCATTTCCGGTGACATCAATCGCTGGAAGATCAATTGCAGCTTCAGCTGGATTACCAGTGGGGTAAAGAGCTAAATATAAACTGTAGTGAGTTGAATCTAGTTGAGTCGGGTCGAAACCGATACCCAAAACTCTAGCAGCCTTTGGGTCTCCAACGATAAGAGATGATGTAATCGCTGGATCAATATCGTTGTTCGCAGCAGCTACTGCAAATGTGCCCCAGTTATTAGTTTCAAATCTCTTCCTATCAATCCTTACAGATGCAGCATATCCATCTGCTGGCCAAAGGTTTGTTCCATTGATTCTAACAACCCACTCTAAACCTGGGTCATGCCTCTTAGATTCAACATTGAAAACTCCCTCTATTCCATTTCCGTAGTTAACTCTTACTACATCACCAACAGCAACCTTAGCAAACTTCTCATCGAAAAGGTTGCTAGTATTATCCGGATTGAAAACAATAATGTCATCACCAGTAGTATTATTATCTACAGGAGAGGTGATTGGGCAGTTTACAAGATACGCAGACGCTGATGTTGGAGGTATAATGTTGTATGAATAACCATCAACATTTCCAACAAGGACAGATCTAGACTCCCTAGGTACACCATTTGTATGCTGATTTCCCTGGTGCTGCTGGATAACGATAACATTAGCGTCATCAATTGCATCAAGAGACTTCTGAACAGTATCCGCAGATTGCGGTAACACTGTAAAGTTAGATGTATCCACAAAGATACCAGAAGCTGTATGCGCACCACCATTTGAATTAAGCTCGTGTGCTACAAAGACATCATTAATTTCAAGAAGAGCCTCAGCAACAGTTGTTGCTGCTCTTGGATCTCCGTTCTTATCAAGAAGACCGGTCCAGTTGAAAGATGGGTCTCTTGGGTCATTAGGAGTCGCATTTATATCAATGTGAGAAGCTACATGGCGTCCTGCAGTTGAACCATCTGAGAGAACAACAGCACCTGCAATATGTGAGAGAAGGTCAGCGTTTGTAGTTGCCAAGAATGCTGCGGTTGAATTTAGTAGATTTGAGTTTGCAGTAATCTGAGCATTCAAATCAACTGTATTGAAATCAAGAGATAACTTTGACTCCTCGATACCAGCATTCGCACCCACCTGAGGGTTATCAATTGGTAGTGTCGCTAGCCCTACAGATGTAAGTGCGGAAGCTTTGATGGTTCCATTTGGGTTAATGGAAACATCAAGCCTATTCACAACGGAAGAAAGGGAGCCGGATGGATTAGTACCCAGCTCTCTTTCGATTGCAAAGACAGCAGATCTAAGCCGATTTATTGCCTCTGTGCCAAGCTCAGAAAGGTTGTCATCAATTCTTATGATGGTTGTATCATCATCTATTTGAAAGGGATATACTGTCATTTATCTTTCCGTTATTATTCTGTTTACTCAGTTAGCTTCTTTTCTTCTTCTTCAACTCTTTTTGACATGAGCTGATTTATCTTCTTTTTCAAGAACTTATATGTATTGTTGCAGATAAGGCCTGCTACAATTCCGAAGAAAACCCTGCCAGGAGTTGAGTTTGCAAACATCTCAGGGTATGGATAGGACTCTACAAAGTATGCGATTAAACCACCAATAACTGATGGTGCAGCCAAAAGAACCCACTCATGCCAGAAATCAACCCACCACGGCTCATACTTATCAGGAAAAATAGGGGCAATCTTTGGCGCTAGAGCCTCGATAACTTTCCTAAAAGTAGCTACTGCAAGATACACTATAACAATAAATATAAGTGTTTGCATTGATAAAAACTGTGTTAATACACCTTCCATAAGGCCTCCATAGGTTAAAGTTATGTTAAATTATTGATTGAGGTCTTACTTATCAAAATCAGTTAATCCGTATATTCCAGCCTTTGATGATGAGATTAGAGATGATAATCTTTGAGCCTCACCATTTGGCCTGTTTGTTGAAACAAGTTTGCCAGCTACCCAAGAAATTCCAAGGTGACCTGGCTCTGGGAACAATCCGTCTCCATGAGATATGGCAAACCATGAGCCCAAATTCTCTGGCTCATTAGAATAAACCAATGCAGAAGCTCCAGAGGTATTAAGACCTGAAGAAATGACTGTTGCGTTACCAACCATCTGAACGAGATTTGGGTTGGTAGTGACAGCTGTCATGACTCCGGTAGAGTCCCATGTTACACCATTATCTCCTGAGGTCATAACGAAACCATTTGAGGCAACTATGACCCATCTATCAGATGACCTATTGTATGAAACATGGAAAATATCTCCAGCATTTACACCTGATGCAACAAGATTAAATGTAGGAGCCGTTGTGAAATCAAAGTTTGCCCCATAGTAATACACATTACCAGAGCCAACAGCTACTGCCATCATGCTTCCATCAGGTGCTCTTGCAACATCTCTAATACTCTGTCCTGCAAATTGCTGATTGCTAAGACCTGTATAAGGAGTATTCATCTGCCAAATACCATCAGTAGTTGCTACAATAAATCTATTAGATCCTGGGCCCTGATACAGCCAGTTAATTATAGCATCTGCAGCTACAAAGGATGTAAGTCCTCCTGCACTAGGAAGGCCACCATTTCCCCTGCCTAAGCTGAATGTCTCAACAGATGTTCCACCCTGTGAAACTATTGCAACTCTTGTAGTTGAACCCTCATCTCCAGCAGCAATAACAGCATCGGAGCTAACAATACCAGGTGATCCGCCGACTGGTCCCCAAACAGAACCATTGTCAGAATAACGACAAAAACCTGTTCTATCAACCGCAACAACACAATGGTTGTTCTTACAGTAAACAGGTCTTGATATTGGATCAAAGGTAGAGTTCTCATTCGCAAGTGATGGCACGACGATATCACCTATAATAGAGTGAGATGCCTGTGGCTCATTTGTATGGAACGGATTCTGACCAAGAAGGGAAGAATTATCATATGGTAGCGGAGAAGAATCATCATACACCGTTACATTCTTAGCTATCATTGTAAAGTAGTTAACAATAGAGTTGTATGTAAACTCAAACTCTGTAACCGCACCTGGTCTTGGATCTGGGCAGTAAAGATCTGATATCTCAGCGTTTCTAAAGAATCCAGCCTGAGCAACATTACCAATCTGATCAAATCTAAACCTTGTAATTGAAGGTGTTTGAGATGGATGATTGATAACTGAAATTCTTAAAGTCTCACCATCAAGTGGAACATAATCTAGAAGGAATCTAATATCTCCAAATGTAGTGACTGATCTGCAATCAATTATTGCCCTACCAGCTGAGCAAACAACATTGTTCCCAAAATCAGAATCTTGAAGAACAATATACTGACCAGCTTGTACCCTTCTTACACCAATGTCAGTACCCAATGTGGTCGTATTGTTTAACGCTACAAGATCGTTTCCTTGAACCGTAAGTGTAGATGTAATGCTTGCTCCGGAAACTACGAAGACATCATCTGTAAAAAGGCCAATATCAACCTGAGCAGTATGATGTGTTCCCCAGTTTGAAAGAGCAGTAGATCTAAGATTTGCTGGAGATGTTCTCGCATCAACAAGAAAGTCATTTGAACCAGTTGCATCTAAGCCACCAGAGTTACCATTGAGATTTATTGAGATATCATTATTCACTGTAACAATATCCTTAATGTAAGCAAAGCCCTCTGCTCCCCAGGTCGTATTAAGACCTTTATGAAAGTTCTCAGAGATGTTAGCATTGCAGTTTACAAAGGTAACAAAGAATCTATCCTGAACAGTTCCGAGACCTCCATCTCCAAATGTTCTAGCTCTATTATTTGTAACTGTAAGGTAATCTAAATCTCCCTGTCTTGCATCAAAATCAATAGCTGTCTTGATGCCGTCGATGTAGCAATCGTTAACATGAAGAGTTGTACCAACACCGGCAGTTGTTAGGCCTGTGAATGCAATCACTCTATGAGTAACGCTAACTGGACCGGTAACAGCTCTACCGATGAATGAGCACTTCTCTATGCGGAGGTTTGCGCCATGCTGCATCTGAATCATTGGAATGGTTGACATAGATGGACCACCAGATGCAACTGTACCGTTTAGGTTATCATAAAGCTTTACGTTAACAAAACCATTCTGGAAGTCAGGCTGATCAACCTCGATAACGGAAGGTTGAATATCATTCTTGACAGTAGCCTCCTGAATGGTGAACATTGGCACCTCGGACATCTCACCAATAATAGTTACCCCATCTCTCTCACCCATGATAACAATGCCGTTAGGAACGGTAACGGTAGACTGCATGCAATAGGTTCCAGATCTGATGATAATGGTTCCACCATTAGCTAGTTCTGGATTAGCAAAGGCGTCATTGAAAGCATCTGCAAAATCTCCAACGCAGCCATTAAAGCCTTCGCCAATTGTGACGAAAGCTGAGTCAATTGAAGCTGCTTCAAGAGCCTGAAGCGCAGTCTGAACATTCGATGCACCAGCTACAGTTGGAGATACATCCACCTGATTAGCTTCATGACGCCAATCGCCACCCGTCACATGAGCGTTGAAGTCCTGCTTGTGAGTTGCGCCTACGCCGCCTTCTTGTGCCCTTCCTGAGCCTACGAATCTTTTAACCATTAAACACCTATATTATTGCCGTTCCACTTATTATGCTTAATTATTAGGGCAAAATAATGCTGCAATCATCATCCAAAAAACCCACAACCTTATTAGCCTTTCTTTCTAGATATCTTGAACCTTCAACCCCAGAATAAAGCCATCTATAAATTTTTGAACATATTCCGTTTCCAAGATATTTAAGATCATAAATTCCAGAATTAACTGAAATCTTTTTACTTAACTTTGAGCTTGGCAAGTTTGCTTCATGTACTAACACTTTATTAAATTCCTTAAGGAAATCATGAGTACCCCTCACAGAAAACATAACTTGAGGTTTATGATTTGGTTTAGATTTTGGCCTATGCAATGACCATCCACCACCTCCATCAAAATAACCTCTACAAAAATCCTTAACAAACTCATCTGGAATATCTGGAAACTTTATGTTGTGAGTCTTTCTTGGTACAATGCCAAACGATTTTACATCATTAACAATGCTCTCTGAACAAGCTGCCAAACTATAACAATAAGAATCCTTCCAACTAGGGTTTCTAGAACTAGTTTTGCTAATTGTTTTTGTAAGCTTTCCACCGTGTGACAAGTCACTCTGAAAAAGCTTCAAGTGATCAAGATCCTTTTCAGCCAATGTAAGTCTAAGATAATTTTTATGAACACATCCATCTGCCAAAAGGAAACCTACCCAGTAATACATTACACCAGACTCTCTGGCGAAAAACCCTTCATCTAATGATACCCTGTTTCTTTTAGATTTATCGTAAGATATACCCATCCTATCAAACGCTGCTTTTATCGTAGAATGATCTCTACCATACTTCTTACCAATAGCTCTTAATGATCCTAATTCATTATAGTCCTTCAAAAGATCATCAGCGGATACAGATTGTTCATCTTCAAATTTCTTCATGATAGGATATGTAAATATTGATATGTTTGGGGAGGTTATGGAAGTATTATGTCGTGTCGGTGACCTAAGACTTCACATACAACTCCGTTTTGGATCGGATGGGAATGCCCCTGAACGATGTTTGTATTCTGATTTACCTGAGCCAGAGACATGATTCCCTCGTTAATCACTATCTCATGGAGATGTGGAGGGATTGATCCAGGCACCATGCCGATTCCGGTATTGACGGTCTGCGGCATGAGAGATGTATCGTGAATGACCCTGAACTGATTAATTGGGTCTGTCTTGCGAACTCTGACTGCTGTGAATATCTGTCGTCCATCGTTATTACCGAATGTCTTGTTTCTGGTAACATTGATGATCTCGTACCTGAACTCAGGGGTTCCGTCCCTATTGTAACCAATAAGAACATCGCCATCCTTAATCATTGGGTAAGAGAGAGTCCAGCCATTAACGATGAACTCATTTTCGAGACCCATCTCCTCACGCTTGATATCCTCCTTAGTAGGATCGAAGCGAACAAGGATTCTACCGTCAGACCTTCTAGAGTTGAAGAACTGCTCGTATCCAACAACCATGTCAGTGCCATGGTTATCCAGACCTCTGTAGATAGTGTTCTCTTTCTTGTTATCGTAATGCCTTGACACCTTTCCAGATGTCTGCCTCTTCATGAGAACCATAGGCATGCCGTATGTCTCTAGAAGGATTTCCTCACGCTGGTTCTGGTGGTCATCGAAGCCTAATCCTCTGATTGGGCCACCCACGCTATCATACCCATCAGCACAATAGTGCTCACCACCAAAATAAGTTCCAATACACTTGCCTCCAATGTAATCCTCCGGTCTTGTTCTGTGATACCCGGCATAGTCATACTTCTTGAAATTCTCGTTGAGACAATCTGGTATATCTGTGTCTGGGTAAACTATGTGATCCTTCTCCTTGTATCCATCACCCGCTACATGAGCGTACTTGTATGGACCAAAATCATTCTCCTCAAGCATTACTGACTTATTGCACTCTTCAAAACCCTTATAATGCCTTACAATAGGGTCTCTCTGAACGTAGCCGTCGTAACCATCAACGTTATGCTGCCTAGCCTCAGTACCGAACATACCTCTTTGAGCAGCAGATGAAATCAGGGATGAATTAACAAAGTCAACAGAAGAGTATCCTATAATCTCTCCGCCTGCTTGAATTAATCCATAGGATGGAAATGTATCTGCATCCATTATTGGAATCACCGTATCAGTTGCAGAAATGTCCTGAAGCAGCAATCCCTCTGGATAAACAGAGACATTGTTAATCACTGGAAGCTGCATGAGGTTTACATCATTGATTGGGAATGATGTTCCACGTACAGCGAAGTAGTAAACATCACCAGGTATTAAGTCTGGTATGTTACCGGTAGTTTGTGTTCCGTTAGATACAACGAACTTAATGCCCTCATCAAATACTGACTCTCTATCTGAAGAGTAGTAGATATTATAAGCAACATTGTAGTCAAGACGTTGTGAATATGCCTGATACCAATCTATCTTTACAGTATACCCATCGCCAAGAGAAGAAGCTATCTTTATCCCAGCAAATGGTGGATTCGCATATGTGGGAACAGGATTAAAGCAACCCATTTAGGCTCCTAGAAGTTTAATGAGACAATGCCTTCTTTGAGCTACGGTTTCCATTAGCTCCTCTTTCTTGTCTTCGGCCTTTGCTCCGTCATAGTCGTGATGATCTAAAACCTGCTCAATGTATTTTTCAGCTGTGCTCTCATCGGCAACATCAGCCATATACTCAACCTGGTTTTGAAAGCCCTCAATCTCGAATTCGTTCTCAAGATACTCTCCATCCTCAGCGCCCTTGGTTGGTTTTGAGCCTGTGGTCTGCTGAAGGAAGTGAGTTATCTCATGCACCATGTAATGATCGTCATCATCAAAACCATCCTCTGAATCCAGAAGAGAGATATTGAAGTAGATAATACCATGGTCTGTTCTAGCTGAGACATCTATGTCTGCAAAACACATTGGAATCAGGTCAATCTCAGAAATATCCACACCATGGTCCTCAAACATATCCTTCACCACATCGTGGTCTTTGATAAGCTCCCTGACCTTGTTTATCTTTTGGCGCAGTTTTTTCTGGGGAATTCCAGTTGTTTTAATATCTTCAGCCATAAAATTGCCTCTCTAAAGAAGCGAAAATATGCGCTTACTTTTTTGCCTACATTTTACCTAATATGAGAAATCCCCGGACGAATCCGGGGACGCTCATTACTTAGCTAATATATCTTGAAAGATACTTGCCAAAAAGGAATGGAGAATTATACATCATTATGTCATTCATGTGCAATTTAGCATCTGCAGAGATTGACTCAGGAAATGCTGTAAGGTCAGAGCCAGGATATGTTCTCCTGAAAATTCCCATGCAGCATCTATAATTCTGCTCGTAATTATCTATAATAGACTTAGCTAGGTCATCAGACAAATCTAAAAAATTAAATATTTCAATTATAGAATCATCTGGCTCACCAACCAAATCTTCATAATAAACTAGCATCTTTTCCCCATCCCAATCTTCATATGACTTGAGAACAGACATATACTTATCATAACCCTCATCAAGATATGTCCTCTGATAAAATGAGTTATCAACCTCATCCTTCACAAAAGACTTCCTGACAAACACATCCCTATAGTTTCTAACAAGAAAAATTGCTTTATTACCAATTCCCATATCAGAAGCTTCAATTTCACGCTTGGAATGAAGTATAGACTCTTTTCTTAGGTCTACCCCAATAGGGTAGACTTCTCCGATTGGCTTATCTTCAATGCCTGGACCGGTAGTTGGTAGCTTGGTGGAATATTCCACCATGTAACGCACCCAGAAATCTCCTGAGTGATTATATGATACAATTAGGTTCATATCAGCTCCAGTAGTTAAAGTTGTGGTTAAGTCTTTCAACTTCAAGTGTCTTACTAGAACTTGCGTATTATTATGCTTTTTTATGCAGTGATTTGGTCGCCTTTAATATTCGTCAGGCTTTACTTTTATTCTTTTAACGGGCTTTAATGTTGAAAGCACCATATGTTCTCTAATAGCAAATTCTTCAGTAGTACATGTAGTAGTCACTGATTCCACCTCGGTATCCTCAAACATGAAGTGAACACCTGTACGTACATCCTGAATCCAAAGCGTCTTGCCATTTGGATCATCAGGAGTTCCAAACAGGTCTTCTAGTGTAACTCCATCGAATACAATTCTCTCAATAGTAGCTACACCACCGCCTTTTACTCTGGCAAATTCAATCTTCTGAATTGCTCCAATAGGTGTAGCGTCATCACCATAACAGATGAGGACATTGGCTGATGTTGATGTTCCTGGTCTTACATTCTCTGACATAATTCTCCTTTGCAGGAGTATATATCAGTCTAGTCTAGTATATCTGGCGTTGGCGAAGATGTCTAAGCCTTCGGAATTGAGGGGAAGCAGCAAGAGGACGGAGTGTTCCCATACCTATTGGAGATGGCTTCATGTTGTGCTTGATAAGCTTAACCTTATCCCACCAGTTATCCATTTCCTTCTGGTACTGAGAGTTCAGAAGCTCTGAAACGGTTGGTGGTGTGAAGCCTAATCCGGCATCTGAAATCTGGAACTCACGACCACGCTCAATCAGTGCCTGAGCAGCTAGAGCCTGATACAATGCACCCTGCACCAATACATCAAAGAATAACTCAATGATTGGTGTATCGTCATAAGTGAACATTGTGAAGTGTGGAACCTCGTTAAACATTGAAAGCGAGTCTGCTAAAAATGTAACAAGCTCATCTGTAGAGAAGATGTCACAAGTATCATACACAATGTTTCCAAACTCATCACAGGATGGCCTTACGCCTGAGGACTTAAGTCTTCTTCTTAGTGCCTTGAGGAGATTGTTAATATTACAGATAGCATTCTGAGAATAGCAGAAACCTGGGTCATCACCTAAGTGCTTATATCCATCAGTGTTAGTAGCTGGAAGCTGTGTGGTATTAACCTGAAATGTACCCTCACCTCTTACAGTAAAGCCATCAACAGTTCCTTCCCATACATCACGCCACACACCCATGTCTGGATGCAGCCCGAGTGTAAAGTCAAACGAGTACTCACCCTCACCTGTTCTGAAAACGCCCTGAGAGGTTGGCCCTACAACAACTGCACCTGTAGTGTCAATGATTGATACGGATGGAAATGTATCCGTATCTCTTGGCTGTCCATCTGGTCCTGTGAAAAGGAATCCAAGACGAACAGTCTCTCCAGGTTTAATCACCAATGAGCGTGGCTTAGTTGGTGAGAATACTGGATTGATTGTCATTGCGATGCATTCTGGGCACCCTGCTGCGCAACCATTGCAAGCCATAATTACCTCGTTATATTGGAGTTGCTGTTGAGTTTCCGAACGGACGAGCTACATTAATAGTAAACAGCTGCCAAACCGGATTCGAAGTTCCAGGCTGTGTATACATAACAGATGCTGTAAATGTACCGAGAGATGTTAGCCCTGGTGGGATAATCATATCATAAACGTAAAGCCCTTCCTCTAGACGAGTCATAGGCTGCGGGAATCCCTGAGCTAAAGAGCGATCTGGGAAATAGATGGACATGACCTGTGGCACTGCTCCATCTTGGCGTGCCCCATACCCATCCACAGTCTGCACAAGAAGTGAGACTGTCTGACCTGGATTTGCAAAAAGTGGAATAGCTTGGCTCATGCATATATATTAGAATATGCGGGAGAAGCTTTCATTCTTCTGCCAAATCATCCAGGTCTTTTGAAGGGCCAAACTTCTTATCTACAGCCAAGGCAGGTTGTCTATCAAGAGATTCTAGGTCTGCTTGCTCAGCAGCATACTGCTCTTCAGACATGCCCATAAACTCATCCTCAACGTCCAGCTCCTTGAAGTATGGAGCGTCTGTTGACTGCTGTGGATTTCTCAAAGGCTTCAGCATCCTTGGCTTAGCTACTTCCTTGATAAGATTGAGAGCTGCACGCCTTGGCAGGATCTCTCGAACAGCCAACACATGACGCTTCTTAAAGATCGAACCTGTTTGCATGGACGCTTCAATCTGCTCTTTAGTAAACTGATAATGTTTAGAGAGGAGGTTTACACGCGCACCTCTCCTGACAGTAATCCTCAGATCACCAACAGAAATATCCCTATCAACTGATGTGTTAATGAGCCAAAGTTCTTTTTCTTTACTTGGCCTCTTCATCAGACGCCTCTTGGATCACAACAACTTCAACAGCCTTGGGCTGGTTCCTTTTATTGATACCAATTGAAAAAGCAACTTGCTGACTCTTCTTAAGAGTCTTAAAACCTTCCGACGCAATATCGGACCAATGAACGAACAGATCTTTCTCGTCTGGCCTTTCAATGAAGCCAAAACCCAATTTGGCATCAAACCAAACAACTGTTCCTATATATTTTTCGCTTTGCATACCGTATCACCTAAGTAAGTAAAATCTTTCTTGTTTATTACTCTACCCTAAAAATGCAACAATATGCCTTAGTCTATCTTTCTGAAAGTAGAAATACCTTCTTCTTCCTCAAGACCCTCTTCGGCAGGTATAATCATCTTGCCATCCATTACAAGAGCCTTTCGATTATGCAATAGTTTATGCACCTCGATACCACCCATGTATGCGATTTGTTGACGCTCATCCTCCGAGGTCGCCTTCTCAAGCATTAAATCATACTTATTAAATATGGCATCAATGTCTTGCTGTGGCACGCCTAATGCCAATGCATAACGTGTAATACCTTCACGAGTTTCTTTCTCAGAAGCTCTCTGCTTGGGCAATTGGTCGAAATAATGCAAAGCGTTTTGCAGCTGTACATGCGCCTTTTCGGACACAGCAATCTTAAACAATAGAGTTCTAATTTCTGGCTCTGTTAAAGTTGCTGCTTTAGGTATTGATTTTTCGAACTTATCAAATACCTGTCTTAAGATACGCTCTGTTCCTAGGCGCTCAGCCATGTACAGAGTACCGTACTTAATCTCTTGAATTCTTTTGTTTAGTCCCTTTGGCTTCTTTCCCATCTTTCACCTTTGAAGTATAAGGAGTATAATAAGGTTCAGTTATACCTGATGTGTTAACTCCGTCTTCTTCATATATAACAGTTCTAGCCATTACAGGGTCAGTTGAAGGGTAAATGCCTATTATCTTAAGGGTTCCATGATGATGTCTTGAATGGCAGTTTGCACACAGTACAGCCAGGTTCCAGTAGTTGTCATCACCGCCATCTGCCCTATGAACTACATGATAAATCTCAAGAGCACCAGCTCTCTTCTCACCGCAAACTTCACAATGTATCTTTTGAGGCTTTCCAGATCTTATCACTTAAGAGCCTCATTCATCTTTCCAAAATCTGATGAGAAATAGTTATCATTGATCATTTCAACCAAGCTCTTTCTACCATCTGTTGTTGCAATAGCTTTCTTCACTATAGAAGATATTTCAGATAAGTTAGTAACTGGCTTTAGGTTATACTTCTTACATGCATTCAGATATGCACGCTTGTTATTTATATCCCTAACCATGTTTACAGGACACTCATAAACATTGCCATCCTCATCTATATACCCCATTCTTCGGGCAATTGGATTATCGAGAACAGTAAGCTTAGAGCCAATTTTAGTTAGAGAGAATAAGTAGTCCCAAACTGAATCATAATTGGATTTCACAATCATAACATTTTACCTAGCGTATCAATAAAATATTTAGCATCATCTTTACCGTACTCACCATAATGTGATATTCTTACGAAATCTCGAACTGACCCTCCTCGACTTAATATCTTCATAAGAGGAGATGTCCCTGAATGAACAGAGCCACATGCTGAGCCAAGCCCTATGTATATCTTTTTCCATGAGAGCTGCTGCATCAATATCTGTGAGTACTGACCCTGTGGCAATCTTGCGAATGTTGTACCCGGAGCCCTTGGACAATCCTTACCAATAATCTCAAACCCAAGCTCTTCAAGTCCTGGCTCAAGCACTGCCTTGAACTCAACCATCTTCTGCATGCGCTCATCCAAAGTCTCATTCGCATGCTTAAGAGCTGCAGCTGATGCAACAATAGATGGCACATCTGGTGTTCCTGGCCTATCTAAGAAGTACCTAGAACCAGTTGAATTAGCTATCCAGTTATCAGTATTTCTCAAGTAAAGAATTCCAACTGATGATGGCCCTCCAAACTTATGAGAACCAAATACTGCTACATCTAAGTTAGGTATGTCTTTTAATTTAGGCATCTTTATTTTGCCTGGAGTCTGTGACATATCCAGAAATAAAGATTTGCACTTAAGCTTAGTTACTGGCTGTATGATACCCATCTCATTTTGCACATGAATAGATATCACAGCTGACTCTTGAGGGATTGGGTACTCTGTATCAATAAGCCCAGAACCATTTGTGCTCAATAAGACGCGCTTTGGAATGGATTCCTTAGCTGCCTGCCTCATTGCTGCATGCTCTGTTGGGGACATGTAAATAGGCCTATCCTCATTCATCTTTGCAAACATCTTCATTCCCCAAGAACAAGCCTCAGTGCATGTAGATGTAAAGATGACCTGAGCTGGGTATTCTGCCCCAAGCAGATCTGCTATCTCTTTCCTAGCAAGTTCAATAGCCGCTTCAGCCTCCCTTCCAGGAGCCGATGGGGCCAGAGCGTGTCCATGACCAGCAAGAGACGAGTTCGTCTCAATAAAGGCGTCCATGGCTGGTCTGCATATTGGTAAGTGGGCATTTGCATCTAGAAATAGTTCAGGCATGCCCTTCAATATATCAACTCATATGCGCCAAGCATGAATATCAACTTCGCCAGACCCTCTCAGCCAAATTTTATCTTCATTTCTTAATTCAAACGGGAAAACTTGACCAGCAGAAATTCTTCCATGAATAGTATTACCATTAAAAGAGTACTCTACATCTGAGCCAGAAACACCAACTAATAAAATGCTTCTTGGCCCTCTAAAAGCCATTTGAGCATCAGGTTCTGTACCTGTTGCTGGCCAAGCTCCAGCAATTGCAGTAACCCTTTCGTAAAAGTTAAAATCTTTACCTATATCTTCAGTCATTTTATCTCCAAATATTTATGCTATTTCCCAAGTTTCTATACCCGCATCAATTACGCGCTTATAAATTAAGCCATCCTTACCTCTGGTAAATTCAGTGCGAATATCCTCGGGAGTAATTCCAAAAGTTAAGGTTTCATCATCATCTGATGATATGCCCGACACTGCACTTCCAGTAGTTCCTCGATATGTCAAATTTTCTGATTGCTCATTATTAACTACGCAAACAACTGGAACATCGATCTCTATATAGCCTCCTAAAAAGTCACCATTTAAAACATAAGAGTAATCGTTAGTGTTTGAGCTTATAAGAGCTGAAGCTGGAAAGTTCTGTTCATCTCTAGTACTTGGAGTAAAGTAAGTATTATTAGCACCATCTCTTCTCTCAAGATTTATTTCTGTAGTATTAATACCAAAAGGATCTATTACAGTTACTATTTCTGCTTGTCCGGTTGCTTGGTTCCACTGATAAAGCCTTGCCGTTCCCTGATATTGAGAGCATAAAGCAATACTATTATTTCCACCATCTCCAGAAACTCTAACCCTTAGAGGCAAAGCAACCTTTTGAGTTGTAAATTTAGTAGGGCATAATGGAGATGCTTCTAAACCAGAGCTGTCTGCTCCAGAGTATGCAGAAATCAAACCTGATGCAAAAAGTCTTGTGGCCCCTCTGGGCTCATAATCTTGATCGTTAGCACCTGTTATTCCATCAAAATCTGCAGGAGACCCTGGGCTAACTCCATTAACTCCAAAATCACCAGATGCTCTATCATTTACATAATATTTTATTTTTGTATTATTATATAATGCAGAAACAAAACCTGACCTAGGCCATGTCATTCCATCATTAGTCAGAGGTAATACTAATCTAGAGTCATAAAACCTAGTATTATTAGCATGTGTTGCGCCCATAACGTTTTCACTAGCAACAAGCCTATACTCCCCATTACCATTTAAGTTTAACCTTATATACTCCCAAGGTTTTAGTACTATATCTTCTTGTGATAGAACTACTTGATTATTATCATCATATAAAGTTACTGAAGATTCTACAGGTCCATTTACTAAATGTAAAAACCCAGAACCTAAACCGCAATTTCTAAAACCATAAAAGAAAGTGTCTTTAAATGCTAGAGCCAATGACATCAATGGCATGGGAGACTCATTACTTCCATTGACCTGATTAGAAAACCCATAACCTCCTTCAGATAACGTTATAATTGAGCCGTTTACTAAATTTTGTACAACGTAAACTTCACCGTCTTCTAGGAATACTGGACCCTCTTGTATAACACCGGCAGTGTAATCAGAACCTGAAGCATATACAAACATAACATTACCAGCTCCTAGAGATGTTATCTGTGCTTTGTTCAAAAGAGGATCGTTTGCAGGGTTATAAGTATTAGCAACTGCTAGAACAGTCTTTCCAATCTGACCATTTTCAGCCAGTAAACCTTCAGTAATACCCTGGGCAATACCAGCAGCAATTGAAGTTGCCTGTTCTATACTGGCATCCTCTTCCTCATCTTTAATTTCTGGCACATATGCCGGGTCATTTCCAGCTGCAAAGTTTTGAACATCAGTGACAGTTGACGCATCAATGTCTACCTTAAATGTAAAAACTGTATCTGTAGAAGTCAAATAAACAAGCTCAAAATCAGTATAGAAATCTTCAGCTTGAATAAAGTCCCTGACCCACAATATATTAAGAATACCTGGTATTACTACTTCTGTTGCCATTATGAATTCTCCCAACTAACCCTTGTAACAGTAAGGTCATTTATTGTTAAGTCTTGATCTTCAGCCTTTAATTTTAGCAAATAACCACCAGAAATAGATACGGCATCTGCAACTGTTATAAAATCATATGTTAAAGAAAAATTTAAAAATTCATTTTTATCAGCAAGAATAAAAACCTGCTGCTGAGTAAAACCAGAAACAGGATTCTCAACGGTTAAGACAACTTTTTTGTTCTTTTTATTATCAGGCTTTGTATAGTCTATTATAACTCTCCAGTAATGCGTCTGTCCAGGTACTGGATTTTCAAACCATGATCCGCTTACAGGGTCATGGAGTAAAGGAATGAAATCATCATAATCATTAACTGGATCCTTTCCTGGAAGATTATTGGATACAGTTTTGGGAAATTTTGAAAATGAAGCAAACTCAGACTGGTTGAAAGATCTTATTGTAAACTCAGTATCTCTCTTTAATAATAATGACTGAACAACCCCGTTAAGCTTTACTGCTCCCCCATTTGGAGTTGAATATTTAAAGTATCCGTCTTCCCCATCAGTTAACAACATGTCCCCGTCAAAACTTGGACTGGGAAAAATATCTGGTGTACCTAAACTTATCTCTCCCATATCAGAAGATAAACCGTTTATCTTTGTAATGCTTTCAGATACTTTTTTATTTAACGGCCTAGTGTAAGAAGGTTGATTAGCAGCAATCAAAAAATCAAGTGAACTTTCAATCTCAGGAGTTACTTCTACTGAAAAATAAAAAGTAGTATCCCCAGAATCTTCTCTATAATATTGTAGAGTGTCTAGATCAAAATTAGTATAAAAATCTTGATACACCTGTCTTATTTATAAAATTTGCCATTACAGAGTCTCCAAACTAGTTCTAACTATTTCCACTGTATTAATCGTTAAGGGAGCGCCTACTGCTTGAATTTCAAACTCATAACCAGAGCCAATAGATGAGGAGTCTGCAACAGTTGAAAAGTTCCAAGTTAAAGTTGTAGTTTGAAACTGAACGCCGTTTGGTAATATCTTAATTTCTTGCAGTGAAAAACCAGTGTCAGGATTTGTAACCCTTACAATTAACTCTCTATTAGCCTGAGTTGAATCTCTTGTGTAAGAGATAGAAACCCTCCAGAGATGAGCCTGAAACTCTATAGAGTTTTCAAGCCATCTATCATCTATAGAATTATATATTCCTGGTAAAAAGGTAGCTTTATTATTTATCGGATCTTGTCCAGGAAAATCATTTGAGTAATTTTTTGGGAATGAAGTTGATGATGTAAATACTTCTCCAGCAGAGCCCTGCAGCTCGATGCCAACCGTTCCATTATTATTAATATTAACACCATTTAGAAGACCAATTATTTTAACTACACCATTATTTGGAGTTTTATAATTAAAGTCACCAGGAGTACTAGATTGAGATAACAGATCAAATTCATTATTTGAAGCAATAGCTGGTTTAAATAAAGCATTTAGCTGTAAATCTTCAATATTATCTTTATTGTTATTTATTTGCTCATCACCCGGTGGCTTTAGAGAGTCTTCAGATTCTTGTTGAGTTAAAGTTCCACTGCCATCATTGATAAGTATATTACCGCTTTGAACCTGAGTTAAAAGATCAACGCTTTCCTGAATTTCAAAAACAAAAAGAGTTTCTGTTAGTGTAGTGCTACTAGAAGCAGGTACAGAGACACCAATATCATCTAAGACTATTTCTGTACCTGTCTGGTTTTCTGCAATGAATACTCTAATTGCCATTCAATCCCCATTAATATCTTGTCAAAATTGAAATTTTGAAGCCACCTTATTCTCTAATAGACATAAGCCCTTCACTACAATATATCAATAGATTCCTTTACTATCTCATACTCAGCATTATACATAAACCTTATCTGTGATGGAATAAAGCTTAGAGTATCATATTGGAAATGCTCTTTAGGAGCTATAATGCGTATTTTAATACCTTTTTCATGAACGCATTCATCATAGTAAACATCGTTAGCCATAATTTCTGCAGTGATAAGCTCAAGAACACGAGATATTTGTGGGAGTAACCTTGTATCCTTAACCCTTCCTACATTAAGAGGAGATGTGAGTATCACATCGATCTCTGTCGCTCCAAGCTCAACAGCATCTCTCAATGGCGCTGTCTCACGTACTCCACCATCAGTCCAGTTATAGCCATCTATTTCTGGCATTGGAAAGAATATGGGAAACGCAGACGAGGCCATTATCCAATCTTTAATATCATCAGACTTCTCGTTTCCAGTCCTATACTCACCTGTCTGAAATGATACAGCCCCAACCCTTAGCTTCTTTCCAGACATATTAAGACGCTCAACATCAAGCCTTTTATTAATAATATTCCTAAGGGGCTTTGTGCTGTAAATAGATCTGTTAAATTTCACACATTTTAGCATTGGCACTACAACCATTGCAGCGATATTAAGAATGGCTACCCCAAGAAAAGTTATTGATATCCATTTAGGCAGAGCAAAAAATAAAAGCGCAAAGCCTACTACTACATGAGCCAGTATACATACAGCAATAATAATTATAAACATCAATAATCTATGAGTTCTAACAGATGAATTACCTTTGATGTCATTCATCCAAACCCTTTCAAGTTCAGATAGGGTTTCCTTTAATGGACCAGTTGCCAGAAGAGACGAATTCAACGCTCCAACAGAAATGCCAGTATAGATATCATAATCAAGTTCAGGATCTTCTTCCTGAAGCTTCTTAAGTACGCCAAGTTGGAATGCGCCCTTGCAGCCACCCCCAGATAGAACTAATGCCTTCATATATACACCTCTGATGTATATCTAAATAGTCATTATTAAATGCTCTTTCAGTGGTTAAACTCAATAAGCACTAAAAGTGTAAAATTACAGTTCATGAACAGTACAATAGAAAGTAGCTGTAGATCTCTCTCCACCAAATTCCCTGGAGTTTCTAGTCTTAATTCTCAATTCAATACCCTGGGCCGAATTCAAGTCTCTTACAGTGTTGTAATTGAATGGAAACCCTAATGTATTCTTAGATTTTCCAAGTACTGGACCACCCACAGCTGGTATTATTGGATAGGAGCCTGCTGCCTCATCCACAAAATTATGTATAGATTTATAAGCGTTCACCTTAATTGGCACTTTGTTAGGTAAATCATAAGGATTATAAGCCCAAATCTCAAAGTCTACAGCATCTGTATAATCTATATCATCAGAAAACTGCACCTCTGACATCTCTATCTGTATTCTTTTACCCGGATCTGGTACTAAATACCAGTTAGATGTAGTGGCATATGAATAATCTACCTCAACTACTCTACCAGTCTGATCTTCGAAGAAATTAATATAACCGTCCCTATAATCTACAGAGAATTCACAGTCATTATCACATGGTTCAAATGGAGTTAGCTCATATTGTTCATATCCATCAACCCTAACAACTACTTTATAGCCATGAGAAACCTTTGCAGATATCTGGTCCTCTCTATGAACCTTACCATGTTTCATATCGATTATGAATTCATGTCCTAATTTATATGAGTTCCCATCAATATATGTAGGGCTTTCATTTTCCACCCTTATGGAATCACCAAACCAGGTTGTTTTGTCCGCAAAGTTATGTGTAGCGACCTCTAAGTCAGAACCAATACGCTTCTCTGGAACAACCATGAGACGCCCGCCTACATCATGTGCCTCTGCAAGCTCAACCTGATCGATGAAGTTAATGGGATCTCCATCATGGGCTGCAACTACACTCTGAAGTATAACTACATCACCTGGGGCAAGAACATCTTTGAAAACAATATCGTAATAACCGTCAGAGCCAATTATTCCAGAGATTGCTGTAGCTATATCTGAATCCTGAATTTGAACCTGTAAAGCAGATGGCTCAATTCTATCATTTGCAGATTCAGTTTCGTGATATGTATATGTTGTTAAATTCATTATGTAGTCCTAATTACACTTAGCCGTGATCCATTAGAAGCAAATCCTAGAGTCCCACCAGCTACAACATTTGTTCTAATTCTTACCTTGTCATTAGCATTAATGTTTAAAGCAATAGTTGCTGATAAGGTATCCTCATCATTTACAGAATTTCTATGGTAGCCAAAGCTTCTAGTTCCAAGCACCTCAAAAAACCCACCACCCTGATTTCTCTCCAAGAAAGCAGTTGATGAAGTTCTTGAATTTGTAGATTGAGTTAATGAAACGTCATAACTAAAAAGATAAACACCAGCCTGAGTTATAGTTACTTCACTTGCTGCAAGTACAATGCTTCCAGTAGTTATAGCTGAAACGTTTGTTAACGGAACAGTTATTGGGGTGGTTGTAAATGTTGTACCAGATGCATTCAAATAAAATGAAGCTAAATCATTATTAATTGCTGAACCCCCACCAGTTGCATCTATTGTAATATCTACTTCATCATTAGCAACATCATCTGCAATAGTCATTGTGATGTTCGAACCCTCAATGAAATTCAAGCGTCTTCTTGTCCCAGTATCAGTTCCAGAATTTTTACGAACAGTAACCTCATTAGCTCCAGCAACAGAAGCTACATTAGCTCTAAAGAATGCTGCAACCCTATTGCCAGTTATATTTCCTGGACCAGTTACCGTGAAGAAGTTAATCCTATCACCTGCAGATATAGCCACAGGAGTACCTAATGTAATAAAAGAATCTTGAGCGTTTGACGTAATGGAGGCTCCTGAATCAGATCCATTTACTTCAAGCCTTACAGTTGCGGAACCTCCACCTGCAAGGTTTAATGTTAGAGCATAACACTCACATGAAATTGGTATTACAACACCTCCAGTATTTGGGGTATCATCTCCATTACCAAATGCCCACTCATAAGAATTATTTCCTAAGTCTCCATTCTCCTCTGCCCAGATTGCAAACGTAGTCCCATTTGCTCCAAGTTCAGCATCAATACCGGAGAGGTGAGCAGATAGATTATCTACATCACTCACCTCCGGTGGAGAAATGTCAGGATTATAGTTAATAGGAGTAAAATCAATACTAATCTGATCTCCATCAATTTCATCACCACCACCAAGTATATGTGATGTAGCATGAGAAGATGAAGCGTAACCATCCAAAGCTATTTGAATATTTTCGATTCTGTCAGTGTTATAATCAATCTTCTCTTCGCCTGGTGGTCTCAGTGCTGCCTCTGAATCCTCTTGACCTAGGGTTCCTGATCCATCATTAATGAGAATGTTGCCAGCTTGCACCTGGGCAAATAAATCAGCTGACTCTTGCACTTCCCATACAAATAGAGTTTCCGTGAGATCAAAGCTTCCATTACCTGGAATAGAAACTCCAATGTCATCAAGGTCTATTTGACCTGCCACCTGGTTCTCTGCTATAAGGACCCTGGTAGTCATAAGGATCTCCTATTATGCTCTTTTCTTATAACGTACAACTATCTGTACGCTGGTAGTTGTATTTCCACCAGCCTGATTTCTGAACGACATAAGACCACCAGCAAAGTCAATATTTGCAGCTGTATTCTCAGTAAGACCAGCCGTAGAGTGTGCCAATGTACCAACTACAGATCCATTCACAAGAACCTCAAGAGTTGCAGCATCAGAGTCAACTCTCGTAATACCTATGTAAGTAATCGTTCCCTGCTCAACAGGAATACCTCTTGTTGTCGCATTAAGCACTAGGTTACCAACGCCACGATAAAACACAGCAGCACCAGTGTTACCATTCCTACCTGCGGTAACATTCTCTGTTGCTACTGCCAGCCACTTTGATCGTGATGCATCATAACGCATCTCTTCATTTAGTGTTGTGTTGTAGTACCTATCACCAGCAGATGGGGGAGGGCTAACAGGATCTGCTGCAGTAGTTCCATAATGTCTAACATTTTGAATTACAACAGTACCATCTGTTCCAGTAATAAAATCTCCAGCTGTCATGGAGATATCTGTACCACCGGTTGCGTTACCTTCAGCAAGAACTTCTGCCAGAGTAGGGGCATCAGAAGTTTCTGTCACCCAGCCTACACCGCCTGATCCATCAGGCTTAAGAACTAGAGCAGTATCGCTCTCAGAGGTGCCAAGATTGGAAATCTCCAGAGCATCAGATCCCCCTTGCTCATGTGTAGAGGCGTGCGTTGTTGGAGTTTGCGGATCGTCTAGCAAACCACTTAAGCCTGTAACATTTATCTCATCAGCACCTCCATCCTCATGAGTGGCAGCATGAAGCGTTGGAGTTCTTGAGTCTGATGAACTATCTAAAGTTGCGTCTGTTACTACAGCATTAAGTTGAGCAAGAGTACCTGAACCTATATTAGCAATTGAAGTACTGTGAGGATTAGCTGTATCAGTAATGTGATTATTTAAATCAGTATCAGTGGCATAGCCGTCTAAAGCCGTAGATATGCTTGTCTCAAGACTAGCAATATCATCAGAGTTCTGTTCAATACCGTCTTCTCCAGGAGGAGTTACAACAAGAAGAGAGTCCTCCTTGCTAAGCGTTGAGCTACCATCGTTGATTAAAATTTCATCATTTTGAATAGCTTGAAATAAATCTGTTGATTCCTGTATCTCAAAAACAAAAAGAGTAGCTGTTAAATCAAAACTGCCAGATGCTGGCACTGCAATGCCAATATCTTCAAGCAACACCTCTGAAGCAGTTAAGTTTTCAGCTATAAATATTTTATTTGCCATTAAATTCTCCTGTAGCTGGCCATATTTTGAAAATAATTTCAGAATACATTAGATAGAGACAAAAAGCCTTTACTTAAACAGCATTCCTCTAAGAATCTAATATATGATAACATTATACTATTTCATTAGTATTTAAAGCCTATCTCTTAGTATGGTTTAATAAAAAGCTTTGTTCGATCTATCTCTGCAAGGCTCGTAGTAGGAGATGGGCCTAGAGTCTTCTCACCTCTGGATACCTCAATATTGAATTCAACATGATCACCATCTTTTAAGTCTATAATTAGCTCTCCGCCTACTTTCATTGGGAACTCGCTTATTCCACAAGACTCCGCTATAATGCTCGTATTACCATTAATAGTCTGCAGCAACCTAACTAATGAAACGGAATTGTCCCCTTCAAAGCTTACCTTAGCTTCTCCATACCATTTCAACAAATAAGTTCCTCCAATCATTAAACCGCAATCTAATTCAAGAGCCTCTTGGTTAGTGGTAGAGTTTGCTGTAACTAGGGAGCCGGTGGCATTCTGTGATGTTTCTGAAAAATCTCCGCCCTGATGATTAGAGCATATACTATTAATTAAAGACTGTTTAGCGACATCAAACTCTAACAATGACGAAAACTGAACGTAACCATCATCATTAAAAAATAAACTAATATCACTCAGTCCAGAATCAGTTATCTCTCTTTGCAATATTAAATTATTAATGCTACCTAAAACTGAAACAAATGCAGAATTTGAGACTTCATATGTGTATATCATGTTCAACCATTATGTAGTATAAGCTAGAAGCCAATAGTTTAGAACACCCGATCCTACCTGGCCAAAAAATGCTGATATATTTGATGGAAGGCCTGTTGGGTCTACTGTTCTTGAGTTTGGTATGAAGAATGAAATAGGCGGAACAGATGCAGATATTGGAGGATTATATGTTTGCCTAGCTACCAAACTAAAGGCATTTATATCAGATTCAATAACCAAGTAGTATGCACTGCCTGCGTTTATAGGAACAGAAACAGGAGTTCCTGTATTATTAGTTAGCTGCACAACATTTATCCCAAGATTAGCTGTAACACTAGATTCATAAGCTAACCTAACACCTAAATTGTTGTATATTGCAACCCCGCAATTTGTTCCACCACCTCCGGCATTTTGAGCACAAAAGAAAGATATGGTATTAATTGAAGTGCTCTCTTGTGCCACTGCTGCTATAGCATAAGCCCTTCCAACAGTTGTATTGCCAGTCATATTTTGATTTGAACGTGCAACTGCTATTGGCCATGTTTGCAAAGCTCCTTGAACACCACCACCAATTGTAATGTAATTACCTTGAGCGTTTAAGAAATCTGTTGCCGCACCTCCGGTGGTAAGCCCCACCCCATTATATGTACCACCGACAATCGCATTTAAATTCATATTGATGGTTCCAGACATAGTACCACCAGCCAGTGGTAAAAATGCACCACCACCGCCACCACTGCCTACTTGAACCCATGTAGGGCCAAGAGGATCAGATAGTCTAAAGACATCTCCGGTATCAATATCTACAGCAAATTTATCCAAATCATTTAATTCAAAATCTGTAGCTGCAAGACGAGCTGCAGAATTAGCATATCTATACGCAATTGGCGTATGAATACCGTTATCTACAGTCTGTTTCCCATGGCGTGCTTCATCTGTCATACTAACCTAAATGCGATATTATTCATCATATATCGCTCTGTAACTATGCTCTTCTCTTATATTGGACAATAATTTGAACATTAGAGGTAGTATTACCTCCAGCCTGATTTCTGAAAGACATTAGTCCAGAATCGAAATCAACATTTATCGATGTATCCTCAGTTAAACCGGAAGATGAGTGCGATAGTGTTGCAATAACAACTCCATTAACTAATACTTCTAATGTTGCCAAATCTGCATCAGAACGACTAAGGGCAAGATAAACCAAGGTACCCCTTCTAACTGGAAAACCTCTATCTGTAGCGTTTAATACCTGACCATTAATCCCTCTGTAAAATATACCACCACCAGCATTGCCTGAACGACCCGCCTGCAGTTCCGAATTATTTGTAGTCAGCCATTTTGACCTAGTACCATCATACCTCATTTCTTCTTCTAAAGAAGTATTATAATACATATCACCAGCAGAGGGAGGGGGTGAAATAGGATCTATAGCAGAGGATGAGTAGCTTCTAGTATCACTAAAATCTAAACCATCTTCTGTAGAGTTTACCTTAACTAACCTATCAGCATCGCCCGTGTATGATGATGGAGTATCGTCAAGAGTTAAGAAATAACCATCAGTACCAACGGGAGAAAAGGTTGGAGTAAGTGAAGTTAAAAGCCACCATTGATTTGTATCAAGTTGCCTGAAAACCTTACCCACATCAGAAGAGTCATAAGAATAACTGAAACGTTCGATTTCATTATCAAACTCTATATCATGAAGCTTATGAACACGCTCTTGTAATCTATGTAATGGTGAGCCGCTCATTACTCATCCTCCTGAGGATTGACAATTAATATACCCTGATCGTTTACCAACCAGCCTTGATTAGATGTAACAGGCTGTACAACCTCAAAAGTTTCACCATCTACAGAAAATAAAACTTGACCAATACAATCTGGAGCATTTCCAGTTGCTGCATCAAGGTCCTCTAAAACTTCTTGAAGATTGTAGCCATCAGAGTTAGATAAATTAGAGGTATCAACTCCAATCTTAGTAGCTCCAGCAGGGTGATAAAAACTAGCTGTGCCACCGATAGAGTCTGGTATTGGCTCAACGACCTTAAAAGTATTAACTGGGTCTATAATATCTTCAACTAAATAACGACCCTCAGCTGCTCCAGATATTATTTGAACAATGTCTCCAATCTGAAGAGATGCATCAACATTATCCAAGCCATCATAAGAATTTGGAACATCTATAACTACATTACCGTTTGCTGCAGTAGTGGATATCAAATTAACAGTTCTATAAGATGTAGAATACCCATCCGATGCCAACTCCTCAGCATCAACAAAATCTTGATCTCTTACATCTTCTTTTGATATCCTGTTATCGCTCATCTACGCCTACGAGTGGTTTTTTTCTTAGAAGCCTTCTTATTAGATGCTTTTTTAGTAGAAGATTCTGCACTCGTAGAAACTTTTGAAGTCTTTTTAGCAGTTTTCTTAGAGGCCGTATTCTTAATAGGTTTCTTTTCATTAGCTGTATTAATATCTTTAGATATCTTACTTGCTGCCTTAACCATAGAGGCTCTTGCAGCAGCAGCCTCTTTTAACCTTTTTTCCTTAGCTAGTATTTTATTTCTGAAAGCTTCCTCTTCTACTCTTTCCTCGTCAGTTAAATCATCATCCTGAGGCTCTAATTCAAACTCATCTTTATGAGCCCCAGAAATAAAACCAGAAAGAGTTCCATATACTATAGATGTCATTTGAGAATACGCAGAGGCTTGAGCTTTAGCTTGAGATACCCTTTTCTCATGCTCTGCAGCTATTGTCTTACAGCGCTCTTCACCAGCCTTACACTGATTATACAAATTAATAAGTGTACCTTCAAATATAGAATCAGAAGAAACTAATCCAAGCTCAATCGCTTCCTTTATCTTCTGCCTAAGCTTGATGATGTTGTCATCACTTTCTTTCTTACTCATCTTTCTTTTCCTTTCTCTTTTTTTTCGCCAAATAGTTAATGAGGACTAAACAGCGTTCACAATAAACGCCATTCATGTCCCCATTAATCATTGTTACACAAAAGAATCTGGTGGGAAGAGCGGGGGAACCAGGACCATCTCTTCGAAATGTTTCCGGGGCCTTATAGCAACAATCGCACTTTTGATCATTTTGAGGATCTATTTCTTTATATGTAATATTTGGAGGTATCATTACCCAAAGATATATATCTTAGGCTTCCAGGATAACAAAGTTTATATGGTCATTTGCCCTAATTCTTCGATAAGTGGTAATTTGAGTGTTTGAGGTCTCCTCATAATCATCACCATTGGCAACCGTTCCAGGATCCCGAAGAACTCCTCTCCAGAAAACCATCATCCCTGCACCATTATTAGTACCATCCTGTTGATAAGTTAAACCTCCAGGTACGGTAAGCACTGAACCCGGAGGTAGAGGAGCGCCATTTCTTGTGATAACTCTAGTTACATTTGTTCCACTAGATGAAATAGAATCTGCAAGAAGCTGAAGAGTATCTGTAATTGTATAACCATCAGCATTATCTAATATTGGTCCAGTATATGTTCTATCACCAATTTGTTCATTAAGAGTGTTTAATGCTTCTACAACTGACGGGGTGGCATCTGGAAGATCCGAAAATGGGAAGAAGTCTGTAGTATTTGTAAGTAGACCATTTAAATCAGTATCACCATCATTAACGCCAACAACTTCCTGCAAGTCATCGATTCTTTTATTAGCAGAAGAGTCTCCAACGATACCATTAACTAAGGTAACTCTAAGAGCATTCTCATCCATAGCATCAAGGCACTCTCTGTAACCATAAAATAAATCTACCTCATTAGGCTGTCCGGCTTCCCAAACATAAGGTATTGAAGTGGATATATCATCACCCTCAGGTACAGACCTGAATTCAACCTCTACTGAATCAGGAGAAGTTGATCCTCCAGCTCTAGTCCTACCAATAATTCGATTACCGGCATTTGGACCAGTCAAAACATATAAACTTAATGCACTATAGCCATCAATGATTTCTACAAATGTACCAGAATCATTACCAGCATCTGCTCCATCTGATATTGGAACACCAGTTCTATCAACCGCATCTGCATGCTTTAAGTTACCAGTGTCATTTAATGTAACAAAAGCATCAGAGACTGCAACAGCTACATCTTCAAACTTTCTATTAACAACAAAAGACTTAGCATCAGTTGTTTTACCTGCAAGGTTTGATAGGTTTGCATCTACAGGAGTTCCCTGATCTGTACATCTGAGATAAGTTGGTATTGCCTGATCGAAACCAACGCCCTTTATAGCTGCACGATCAGACCTTTCATAGTTAATGTCATCCTCTAATGAATAAGCATTACGCTCTGTCCAAGATATAGATCCATTATTTGCATCTGTTACTGCAGATGGGTTTGCAATTTCAACACTTGTAGCACTTATGAATTCAGTAATTAGAAAGGAGCCATTATTAGCAGCAGTTGAAGCTCCTGAAATCTCTAAAAATCTACCAACTGACTCAGCACTCATACCTGTTAGGCCAGATACTACAACAGTAGCACCCACAGTGATAGATGCTACGACACCGCTTTGTCCAGCTATAGCCCTACCAAGACAAGCAGACTCGTCAGCTAATGGTAAAGTGTCAGTTTGAAAGAATGAGCCATTAATATCAAGCTCTTGATCTAATGCGTTTTTTCTAAATGAAGTCATTTTAATACCTATTAAATATTTGGATTTACAATAGCGTAATCTGCTACTATTTCAGATCTTGGATTAGGGACAAAAGATATAAAAGTTATAGTATCATAACCTGTACCGATACCTCCAGATTCTGATATGATAAAATCACAGTTTTGTATTAACCTTCTACCATTATGCTCAACTATGATATGAAATTCATTATCTTTAAAATTACCTTCAAGAAACTTATCCCCAGGAGCTACGGTAAATGTTCTATTTGAATTATTTCTAGGACCAATCATAGAGAATTCGTTTCTCCAAAGATATGGAACCTCAGCTGAAACATAACCATCAAAGGTCGCGTCCAAGCCCTCTGTAATTCCTGCATCTATAAGAAATTGCCTATGGCATGGATCAAACTGTAGAAGATCAATATTCGACTCTATAACTCGAATTTCACCTGCAACAATCTTGATGTAAAGCTCACCTTTCAAAAGAGAGTGTCGTATATCAGCTTCGGAGACATATGGAATCTCCATAAGATCTCTGGACATGCCGTTCTTAATTGGGTACTTAAATATACGAATGCGCTTGCCACCTTCCGCAATATTCTCAACACGAAATACGGTGGGGCACTGCTTTTGATACCAAGTTTCAAACCCTACTGCTGGCATGTAATCCTTTTATTCCACTACTGAATCAACAATCTTAATAGTAATAGTCCTTTCAACTGACTTCTCTCCTGATCTTCTCATTGGAGAGCCAAACAAAGCACCAACAGAATCATCAGACTTCTTATCCATATTGAATACAATAGGATTAGTGTTATTACCCTGACCATTATTTAGAGCGCCAATAACTTCCCTCATATCTGCGTCTCTTCTTTGATCAGCAAGCTTTGTTTCAGTCTTCTGATTCTGCACAATAGCCTCAAGTAAAGAAAGCATTTTATCATTAGAGTCATGCACCTCACCAGTCTTTCTAGACTGTTCAAACCCTCCAGTTGACATAAGGAAATCTCCACGATTCTTTAAATCTTCATCCTTGGAAAGGAGTCTCTCTCTAATCTCTGACTTGGAAGCCATCTTTATATCTTCCAGAGTGTACCTATAGCGGTTATAAATAAGCTGCTCAAGGTAAGAAAGATGTGGCTTAAATACTTCTATATTAGAATCACCTGCTCTTTTTAATTTAACCCTGTCTAGATTTGTAGATAGAACCCTAACATATGAATCATGCCACTCTGACTGAGTATCAAACTGTTCCTTCAGCTCTGCTACGACTTCCTGAAGCTTATCAAAGACTACAATTTTTTCTTTTGATTCATCATCGATAAAATCCTCTGACCTATGCCAGTGCTGAAGATTTCTCCTTGGATTTCTATCCTTCTCCTGATCTACTCTTCTAGTATCAAATGCAACCTTTTTAATACCTGCGTTTAGCTCGTTTAACGCTGCTACTCTTGCAGCCCTTTCAACGCCCAAATCTTCGTCTCTAGATACGACTTTGAAATGCTGCTCAGTTGGGCATCTTGTAGATTTGGTCTCAATATAGAATTCAAGATCATCTACCATTTTTGCTGTTAGTGCTATTTTAGCGTCAAGAGGAAGTTTATCAGTCATGTTAATCCGGAATGTAGTTACAACAAGCTAAAAATATGTAAGAATATGCCTCTTTATATATCGGCAAAAACAAAGGGCCCTCCCTGTGGGAGAGCCCTTGTAAATTATCGCTGTTAGCTATCAGCCAGCAAGAGTAGACTTGCGACCAACTGCAGTACCACGAGGGTTAACAATTCCGATTCCGATTTCCTCAGAAACAACCCAACCAAGCTTAAGCTGCTTTGGCTCGTCTGCTGGAAGAACCTCGATATCCTGACGGATTGGCATAACACCAACGAACTCTGGGTCAGCTGCACCGAAAACAGTTCCTGGAGGAACAATCTTTGAAACCATAATGTCTGCGCCCCAGATCTGAGCGTAGAGACCAGTCTGAAGGATCTCGCGCTGAGTTACTGGGTCAACCTCACCACCACCTGGTCCCTGGCCACCGCCAGATGCCCAGTTGAGGATATCGTTGAACTCATTGATGTTCATGTAGTACTTGGTTGTAACAAGGTCCCAACGATCAATCTGAGCCTTGATCTCAACAAGGTCACGCTTAAGAAGACCACCATCGGAGATGTCCTGAGCGGTGTTCTCAACAGTTGCAGAGTTATTAATAGCAGCGAAGACGTTTGCATCTTCCTGTGCCATAATCTCTTGACGTGCCTTCTGGACTGCACGGTCGATTACGTTGAAACGACGACGACGAACCTCAGAGATACGAACGGTTGGGTTAGCGTAAAGCTCGAAAGTTGGAACTGTTACACGGTCACCGAAAACGCGAGACTCTGGACCAGAACCGTTAGAAGAAACAACAACTGCTGCAACGTCGATATCACGGTCATAGTTCGGATTGACACCCTGACCGAGCGGATCGATCACGAGTAGACGACGCGCTATGCCCTGGTAGTCAAGGTTACGACGAATTGGGTTAGCCATTGACTGAGCAAGAGCAACCTTTCCGTCCTGGGTGAGAACTGCGCGAGAAACAAGCTCATCTGTCTTTGCGTCAGTGATCTGTGGTTGACCAGCAAGAGCAACATTTGCTGGCTGATTTTCTTCAAGAATTGAAGCGTACTTTGCGAGAGTTGTGAGCGCGTCCTTTACGGATGCTGCGTTCATATCTCCCTGTGCGTTAAACATTGACATATTGTTTATCCTATTATAGTTAAGTGACTGCCCGACTTACGCCAACAATCTGGTTTATTAGTTTAATATAGGCCACTAAAAGCCGGAAAAGCGAAGCCTTAACGAAAAGGCCTCGCTTCAATACTATCAGATCATTGCTGGTCCGAACTCAATGAGTGCCTCAGTGAATACCTGCTGCTGCGCTACACCTGGAAGGCCAACTGGGGAGTTAGCTGCAGATGCAAGAGAGATTGGAGTAGTCACGAGAGAACCGTTAGTCTCAAAGTTGAGGAAACGTCCCATGATAAGTGGGTTTGCATCAGTTGAATCATTAACAACTGCACCACCAGCATTTGGTGTAAGAAGTCCACCGTTAGCGAATGCGTATAGTGGGTCACCAATGGTGAGAGTTGGGTTAGATGTCTGAAGACCCGTTGTTGCGTTCTGATCGGTTGCATCAAGAGTAACTGCGTATGTACCTGGCTTGGTCCAAAGAGTTACCTTTCCAGATGCTACTGCTGTGTGTGGTCCAAGGAAGGTTCCAGTAGAACCTGGTCCAAAGGACTCCTGACCAACAGTTGCGCCAAGAACAGAGCCGAAAAGAGTTCCGTAGCCAACGCCGCCATCATCAGTAAGACCAACTGGTCCTGTAACCTCAGTACCAGAGCCACCGTTGTTAAGAACTGTGGAAACTACTGGGCGAGTTCCTGGAGGTGTACCAACATAGCCATCACGACCATCAGCATCTGCTGCTGCAAGGTCAGAACCAACTGCAACACCTGTAATGATAGCGCACTCGCCACCCTTGATTCCTGTAGCAACGTCTGCAACGATTGTATCAACAGCGTCAAACTGTCCGAGAGGCTGAACGCCTGCCTGCTTTAAAATTAATGCCATAATTATTTTCCTTTTGCGTCATTTATGATCGCAATATACAAAGGGTCTTACATCTTAAAAGTCTTACTTCTAATTTTTATACCCATCTAATGATAGAATTTGATAGAAAATGAAAAATTTTTTCATTTTTCCTCAGTGTTCATCATATTAATCATCTGAAGAACACGCTCATCCATATTATCAGGGGCTAAGTCCCCTGGTAAATTCATATCCATAACACCCTGTCGCTGTGACTGATCAGGGTCTGGTTCCTCTATATATCCTGGGGGAACGTTCATAAACCTCATCACATCTGGAATGTCGTTCTGACCGTTCTCCATCTGTGCATCTAAAGTATCGAGAGTTGCCTGAGCCTTTGAAATAAGCATTATAGACTTATGTAGGTCTTCTAGGGATGCTTCATAATTAAAGCCCCTTTTATTCCAGAGCTGTCCAATCACTGCCTGATTATCAATAGCATTGGCAATCTTCTTCTCTGCTGCCTTGCATGCAGACTCAAAGCCCTCGTCTACCTCATGATTGAAAGGCCCAAAGTAGAGCTTCCCCGTCAAAGGATTATCCTTTGCGAGGTACCTCTTGAAATCTAGTACCTTCTTTTCATTAGACATTAGGCTCCTGGTGCTGCCTTAAGCTCATCGAGCTGTGCTTGTAGCTGCTGGTTCTGCTGCATTAGCAATTCCATCATCTGCTGCTGAGACATTCCCTGTGGAGATGCAGCCTGAGTTGCAATAGTATCAGTTACCTGCTGAGCATTTGCTGCAACAAGGTTTTCAATTGGCTGAATCTCAGCCTTCTGCTCCTGAATCTGCTGCATCACTTCCTGATGTGTCTCTGTATAAATATTATTGTAAGTAGCAATTGACTCATCAAGACCAGAAATTGCTCTGGTAAGCTGATCTGTTGGAGCCTCTGCCTCAATCCAATCAAGCAATGCACGAGCATCATCCTCCATCTCCGAGCCAGTCCAGCTCTGACTTTGCTGAACGGCCTTCTCAACCATCTGCCTAACAATGTTGATAGCTGTACCCCTCATATTCTGATACTCTGCAGCTG